CGGTTTTGTAAACTAAAGTTCCATGCTTAGGAGGGACGAGGCTCGGTAAACCGCGCCCCCTACTTCCAAGTAGGTGACTTTAGCCCAACCTCCGTCACTTGTGATGATATCGTCCACACGCCGACACCCATGCAAGTACATTAAGTACTTCGCCCAGTGCCGTCGGGGATGTAACATCACCCTACTAGGTGAACGTAATTTTGGCTTCCAACTGAAACCTATAAAGGAGTAGATAGAATCTACTGGGTATTGCCAATTCTTGGCTACCCTTTCAATTTTAGCCTTGTTACGAACCGAAGTAGGCTTCTTCGGCGATGGATCTATGAAGTAATTTACTAGATCCACTCCTCGGGGAGAAGTCACGGCCCAGTCCGCTCTAGGCTTGTTTTCGAATGTACCAGGTGGTATAAACGAAACAGGCCCTCCTCGCAGAGGCTTTGGAGTTGAGCGATATAAGGTCTTCCACAGTAGGTTAAAACTTGGGTATTTCAAGCCCAAGTAATACGCCTTATTGTGGATGTGGACGCAATCCATAATGTCGACTGGGTATTTGAAATCGAAAGAATCAATATACCCTTCATCTTCATGATAGTTTGCACCACACGATTCCCTAAAGGGTGAGTTGATAAAGGTTTTCGAAAGATTGACCTGAAAACCAACTTCAGCAAGAAGTTCAACAACCCTGTTCGCAACTGTGTTGGAGACTATGATATCATCTCCAAATACAGAAGCATCGGGATCGAGGACCCTACACAGAGAAAGCAGAATCAACGTCATCAGCTCAAAGGTAAAACCATTTCCCATAGAAGAAATCTTCTTGAGATTATGGTAGACCTTGTCCTTTCCAAGAAGGAAAGGTGAACGAGCTTGCATGAGTTCCCTGAATAACCATTCAGGTAGGAAAAACTTACATAATGCTATGGACACGGAGTCCGACGCATCACTAAGATCAATTGTCGAAACACGATATTTGATCATAGCCCGGTGATAATCTTGTTGGAAGTCAAGATCAACCTTGAAGTATTCCCTCAAGGTTGCCCGGATGTAAGTACCTATGCTTCTCTGAACCAGGAGATTTCCAAAAGGTTCGATATTAATAGGTCTATCCTTCTCATTGTTTTTGGGTATCGAAGTGAATCGACTACCCTCAACAAAGGTGGTAACTCTCTCGAGTTTCCATAAGAAGATATTCCAACTAATATCCCTTTTCGAGGTATGTGTTGAGGCGTAAGTCTTATACAACAAGACGTCAGCCTCTCGCATACTTTCTCGAAAAGATCCTTTTCGAAACCATCGATCGTATCTCTTCCGATAGGCTTTCTTAAGTGCAGCCGTATGATAGACGATATGAGCGAACTGCTCAAATGCGTCTTTAGTACAACTCCACTTATTACTCGCCAATCTGGCTTCGACAGAGTTTTGACCTCTAGTGGGCTCGAAAGAGCTTCCTGGGCCAAATCCGTCAAAGACAGGTCGGAAGATTCGCCCCTTAAATGCCTTGTGGCATTCATGACGAGCTTTGTACCACTCAGGTGAGGGTAAAACGATTTCATGGGGTAACCTCTCATCGTTTCTTAAGAAAGAAAGCCAACAGGCCTCCTTTCTATCAGAATTACGACTAGAGGAAGGTACTTCCATCTTCTTCAGATAGCGCTTCTGCGCGAACTCTTCGGAAAGTGATTCAGGTTTAGTAAACTTGAATCCTGGAAGTATCCCTTGATATGCACGGATGGTGCTTTCAAGGATTTCCATGATAGTCTCACCTAGTTCAGATCTGGTTAGGATTCACAGGGACCGCAGCCGGGGGAAACCCCGTCGCAGTGTGATCAGTACCAATCCAGGTCGGAACCTGAGAGCACATCGCAGAGACGATCTCAGCCAGACGACTCGAGGACGCCGAGCTACCAGAGACCCGAAGGCGAACAGACAGAACATCAACGGCATTAACTTCGTTGATGGTTACATCGTTGTCGTCATTATAAATGACTTCATGGATGTAATTCTGAACTGGCACGCCATTCAGGGATTTCTGGGACGAGGTTGTCTTAAAGCGGACAGTAAAGTCCGGCTTCGAGGGATCAGAATAGATCTGACCGTCTGCGAGTTGTCGATACAATTTAGTATTGACATTACTCATGATAGCCTCCTTAGGGCCTGTGAAGCTTCTTCGATTAGCAGAGCAACGCTAGTCAAATAACGCTTCCAATTAAGGGATGGTAGGAACGTCAGCTCAACGCTTGACGGGGTACGACGACGTCGACGATAGGAGTTAGTTCGTGTGACGCTCAAGGAAAGAACGCCACTCCTAACACTACCTTTCATTATACTGTAGTTGATAGTGCCGCAATTACTCGGAGGACTGCCAGTATTGACATTCCTCGCGAAAATTTGGCGCTCGTCAATCTTCCAGTGTAATGTCGAAGTCACCTGGTAATTTTCCCTCACAGAGACACATCCATCTGCCTCGGCTGCAGAAACGAGCCCAGACAGAATTGCAGTGATGTAATCTCCCACGTTAATGAACCAATCCACAACAAAGGAGTAAGGAATTAACTCCCAGGTTGTTTTGAAAAGGTTCAGACTAACGCGATCAAGTGAGGGATGTCGACCTTTCCAATGACCCTTGCAGGTAACCCTCGAAAGGATTTCACCGTTAATCTGGTCATGGAAGTAGATGTCGGGGACTGTAGAGGGCAACCCACTAGAAATCGGGGAAGTAATCCTCCGTCTAACCGTAAGGAATTTATCGTGCTTTTTCAGAAGCTCGATTAGATCCTTTGCGGAGTAGATAAGAGGCATTATTCCGTATTGATATTCTAGCCATTTAGATGAGATAAGTCGATTTCTTTCGACAATGCTCAAATTAGATGCTTGAATCTTCTTGCGAATTTCTAAGAATGATTCAAGGGGATGCCGTACAGCCCGAAGAATGTCCGCCATCGTGGCAATCGTCTTACTAAGTTCCGCTACCTCAGTTGCTAAGTCGTATTGACTGAACAATTCTGCGTAAGCGGAAGTAAGGGCTTGCTCGATGTCAGCTGAGCTATCTACAAACGAGTCTTTATAGTGTGGAGCAGTAGGGAAGATCGACCTCCAGTATTGGAGATCGCCCTGCTGAATCCAGCTAGAAGACAAGTCCACCGTATACAAAGAACGCGTACACGGAGAGTTAGCAGGCTGATTGCGAGTACACATCTTCAAGTAATAATAGGAATTCCTATTAATACTCCCGACGGAATCTTCACGTGTCACCAAAACGTTGTCGTAATCGGTCATGCGAATGAAGCCAGACTTCTTTATGTTGCCCCAGTTCACCCGGGGAACAGGAAGAGGCGTCTTAAACTTGGAAATAACCTCCAAACCATCAGCGACTACCGAGTTTGTAACACTCGGTACCGCTGCGGAATAGGTGGCATTCCAAGTTCCAGAGCAGGTATCATATACCTTCTCAGTCGCATAGTTGGTTACGATGATGTTAGGGATTAACATGAGATTCTCCGACACCGCTAGAGCGGGGATAGGTTGTTCATTCAAACCTTTCGGTGGTCCCCCTACCAATGGG